AAATTATAAACCAATGTAGCATCGTTATAGCAGTATAATGCTATATCAAAAATACTTTGACCGTTTAAAACCTTAACTTCTTTCTGCATCTATTGAATAAGTAAAATTCTCGTTTGTACCTTGCACCAATATATCATTTACTTTATAACCATCAGCAGCTAATTGTATATTAATTGCACGTTTTAAAGCATCTGTTTGACCGCTTGAAGCTATGTATTGTTCAATACCAACACCAACTAAAGGAAACTGTTTCCAATGTCCTAAATTAGTGATGCATATTAATTGAATGTGTTGCATATCTGAATCGGAAACCTTAAAATCTCCGTTCTCAATAATCAAATCAAAATTATCATCTAATGTTATATCTTTAACTGCCATCGCCTTGTAATATTGTTATATTTTCTATTTCTAATTGTTGTGTTGGAACTAATGGAGTTACTGATGTAAAGAATGAAGCTAAAGGAAACGTTCCACTTGGTGCTAAAGTAACAACTTGACTACTGCATGCAGTTATTAAATCATTTACCTTATTTTCTAAAGCATTTAATTTATCAGTTAATTCTTGAACTTTCACTAAACCATCAAAGTTTTTACCATTTAACTGTACTTCGCTAACCTTTGAAACCAAAGATACATAAGCAGAATCATCACTTAAAAAAGATACAACTACTATACTATTAACCTCTGGAATCAATAAGAAACCATTATCAATATTAGCCATTAAACGTACATTAATAATATCAGCATCATTATTTAACGGAACGCAATAACATGTTAACGTTGTTAAATCAACACTATCAATAGTACATACTTTACTAAAACCATCGTTATTTGGCTTTACTAAACTTCTTAACGCATCTCTTAAATCTTTGCTCATTATCCTACTTTTGCTCCTAATGTGAATATTTGATGATTGCCAGCATCGACACTATAAATTCTTTTTACTTTCTTAATTAAAAATGTACCATCACGCTCAGGTAATTTTGTACTTATAATTTTTACCCTATCGCCATGTTTCATAACTGGTTCTCCAAACGTTTCAACATCCCCTCTATAACCTGTATATTTATTTTCCTTAATCCATTCTTCAGCAGCTAATTTTAAAGCTGATGCACTCATATTGTACTTATGTATAGTAATTTGATTACCATCTGGATCACCAACAATAATAGGATCACTTTTAGTATTGTCAGGGAACATCGAAATTGCAGAACATTGTATTCTAACATCTTCAGCCCTTGACCACTCTAAAGTGTCGCTATTAATTATAACTTCTTCCATTTTAAAAGTAGATTCGTGAGTAATAGCAGCATCGTTTGCAAAACCAACGTGTAAAACACGAACTGGTTTATTAGTTTTAATGTCTATTATTACTTTGCCAGTTGTTTTATTTACCTTATCTATAAAATAAGAGTACAAACCGTATTCTGATTTAAGTTTGTCTAAAGCAGCCGCAGGAGTTGCATTAATCATTCTAAATTGACCTAAATCAATATCATCTATTATATCATATTCAATATCGTGATCCGTTAAACAATAATCTAATAATTCATCTAATTTAACGCTAAATGGAATAATTTTAGGATGTTTTAATAATTTACCTTTTTTTGAACGTTCAATTAATCCAACTTTTGATGGGTAATTAACAGTCCATTGTTTTAACAAATACATTTCATCTTCGCACTCCAAAACAGTTGGTACATTTGTTCCTACATTTTTAATGTAACCAGTAAACACACTTGTTAAATTAGGCACATAACCAATTGATACTTCAATACTATCACCTCTTTTAAATATTGGATCGCTACCTTCAAATAAATTTTTACCTTCAAAACTAAGTTTTCTAGGTATAGTAATTTTGCAAGTATCGGTTAAATTCTCGTAACTACTTTCAATCTCAATCGAATGAACAAAGTTAAAACTAACATTTCGATTAGTACCTTTTGACGTGATAGTTATTTTACAGTTGCATTGGAACATTAAAACATTGATTTTTGAACGTATGGAACTCTAGTTGAAAATATATCTTTTTGTTCTAAACTTGTACTTAATTCAATAGCACTATCTGAAATCATATTTATTTCAATATCAATAATATTCCTTGCTCCCTCTCTTTGACTTAATTTATAAGATTCAACAACAATGCTATTTATTTTAAATTCTTCGCAAAAAGTACAGCTAATAGGTATAGATAATGGAGCATTTAAAAAAGCAACCAAAGCGTTTAAATCATTTCTATCAGGTCGTTGATTAGCAATATCGCCAACAATAACACCTTTTAAATTAACAATATAATCGCCGTTGCTCATGTACTCTTTAACAGTACCATTCATTCCACTAATTGAAGTTTTAACTATATTCTTTGTTTGATTTATTTCAATTAAAGCAGTTTCAAAAGTAAACGGAGCAATAATAATAATACTATTTTTTCCATATTCATTTGGCATTTCATAAGTTAATTTATTTACACTATCAGCTAAAAAAGTAAATTCATCAAATATAGGTTGCCCAAATTTACCCTTTTTAGTTTGAGTTAATGTAGTTACATCAAATGCACCTTGTTCTTTTGCAATCTCTTTATAATTAACAAAAGCAGCGTGTATTGCCGTTTTTGCAGCAGCACCGCCAGCAGTTTTTAAAATTAATTCAGCTTGTCCTTTTATGTTTGGTTTAAAACTATTCATTATGCCATTGCAATTAAATTAATATCATTTACAGCTTCTAATAATGCTTTACTAACTAATTCCTTCATACGACCAGCGCCCTCTGTTAAATTTGTTGTTTGGATGTTTAATTCGTTAACTAATTTATCAATAGAAATATTTATAGCTTGTGGTCGTTGTCCACTTACTTCGCTTCCTGTTCCAAGTGATTTACCTCCTTTGCCGCCATCAACACCTCCAGCCATTCCTTCAGCGCCCATTAAGGATGAATCCATCCCCTCTATTTTATCTTTATTTCTAAAATTTTCTATTCCCTTTCCATAGCCTTTAAATGCTGCATTACCAATATTACTAAACGAATCCTTTAATAAACCAATACCTTTAGAAAATTGACCAATCATTATATAACCAATACCTTTTAATATACTTCCAACATTTGAAAATGCTTCTTTTATACCATATATAAACCCATAAACAACACCTCTTACTTTTTCAAATTTATCATATAACATCATTAAACCTTCAACCGCTAAAGCAATCCATCCAATTATTGGAACAGATTTTATTGCCATTCCAATACTTCTAATACCTCTTGAAAGAAACGTAGCTGCAACAGCGGATTTAGTCATTCCCATTGCCATTGCCCTATTTGCAACCGCAAAATAATAACTGCTAATTGCCCCAATTTTTAATTGAATTATGTAAGCTGCCAATAAAGTAACACCCATTTGTATTAATGGTAATAATGCTTTTATGACATTTATTAACGCTGAAAAAACTTTTACTATTTTTATAATTAATGGTAATAATGCAGTTCCAATAGATACTTTTAATCGTTGCCAACTTGCATCTAATTTGTTTAAATTAGCTTGCAAACTTTCAGAAGCCTTCGCCGCTTGTTTTCCAAATCTTTTTTCTAATTCATTACCAAATTTAGGTAAAAAATCCGCCGCAACTACTTGACCTTTTTGCATCATTTTGCCTAATGCTTCGGTAGTAACTCCCATTGATTTTGCAGCTATTTGAAAAGCACCTGGTATTCTTTCACCTAACTGACCCCTTAATTCTTCAGCACTTACAGTGCCTTTACTCATCATTTGACCTAAAGCAAGGAAAGCACCTTCTGTTTGCTCTCCACTTAATCCCATTACAGTTGCAGCTTCCGATACTTGTCTAAATACTTTATTTCCTTGTTCACCAGCTAACGCAGTACCCATCAAAGCACCTGAAAAAGTTTTATAACCTTGATATGCCGCTGTAATATCTAATCCTAATCTATCTACTTGTTCATTTAAAAATTTTAAATTTTTACCATCTCCAGTAGCTTTAATAGCGTTTTCTAATGATTGAAATTTTGCAGTTGTTTGAACTATATCTTTAG